TGCCCTTGCTTCGGCAGCCTTCTGCTGCGCTTCGGCTTTCTTCGCCGCCTTCTTCGCAGCGGCCTCGGCAGCCTTCTGTGCCCTGGCTTCGGCAGCCTTCTGCTGCGCTGCTGCCAGTTCTTCCGGCGTCGGGCCAGCCGGCTGCTGCGCCTGCATGTCGCGGCGCAGGTAGCCATGGCGCTGCACCAGCATGTCGGCCACTCGCGGGTGGACTTTCGCCACCCTGCCGCGCTTCTCGATTTCGACCTTGTTCATGATGTCCTCACCTGGTCCAGTAAACGCACGAAAGCGGCAGGGGCCGAAGCCCCCACCGCCGTCGATCGCTGTGGATTACGCGCCGCCCCAGCTCACGCCGGTCAAGTACGCCACACCGGACGCGCGGCGACGCGCCCAGTTGATGTAGCGCTCGGCGCGGAAGGCCGTGCTGTTGGTCTGGAACATCGAGACCATGGTGGTCGGCGTGCCGCTTGCCGAGTTGTTGGTCGGGTTGTCCAGCATCTGCAGCGAGGCTTCCTGCGACGCGTCGACCGTGACCTGGCCATCGTCCGCCAGCCAGATGTCGGATGCGTTGACCAGCACCACGATGCCGCCATCGCTGGTGACCGGCAGGTAGTCGGACACGATCACCGGCACACCGTTGAAGGTGCCCCCGTTCATGGTGATGCCCGGGAACTCCAGCTGACCCAGCGGGTTGAGCATCAGGCTCAGGGCCAACGCGGTGGTGCTGTCCATGATGTACACCGCGCTGCGCGGCGGATTGCGCGCCGCGATGAACGGTGCCCACAGTGCCTTAAGGTCCGCACGGATGGCATCGGCATCGTTGCCCGAGGAAGGAATCGCGGTCGCGCCGTTGGTGATCGATGCCGGGGACACATTGGCCACGGCCGCCTTCGCCGGGTTGACGAAGTCGATGTCCAGACGCTCATTCACGGCAGCGGCCAGCGCATCGCGAACCAGTCGTTCGGCGGACGGGCTGGAGAAGCGGATCAGCTCGTTGGTCAGAACCGAGATCGCCGCCACCTTCGCCCAGCGCAGCTCGGTCGCATTGAAATCGAACGCGGTGAGCGGCTTCGGTGCACCCTCACCCACCCAGCCGGCGCTGCCGCCGCTGGTCTGACCGGCGATGCGCACGTTGAACGGGATGCTGTTCAGCGCCGGGATGTTGCCCTGGCCGAACTGGCCGATGATGCCGCGCGGGCGCTGGAACTCGACGAAATCGCCAGCGAAGTTCTGGTAGTCCACCAGCGGCGCAGCGAAGGTCGGGTCCAGCGTGGTGCCGGCTTCGATCGTCGCCTTCATGATCAGTTCGAGGTCAGCGCCCTCGGCCTGGGCCTTCAGCGTGCGCACCACGCGCTCGCTTTCCGGGAAATGGCGCTCGGCGAGGCGGAACGCCTTTTCGGCATTGCCCTTGGCCTTCAGCTGGCACATGGCGTAGCGAGCGAACTCGATGCCCTTCTCCAGCTTCTGGGTGTTCTTCACCTGGACCGGCTCCAGGGCACGGCCTTCGCCGCCACCGACGCGGTTGCCGTTCTCGTCGGCGATGGGACCGACCGGCTTGGCCGACTTCGCCTGGATCGCCAGCAGCTTATCGAAGCGTTCGATGTCACCGTCCAGGTTCTTGATCTGTTCGCCGATGCCGTCGAACTCTTCCTGCTCGGCGGTGTTCATCGAGCGCTTCTCGGCCATCGACTTCTCGACGACGGTGCTGAGCTTCTTTTCCAGCTCGGCGCGGGTTGCGCGGAGGGCTTCCAGCTGTTCTGCGAGGGTCATATCAGTTTCCTTTTGGCGCAGCCGTTCGACCCGGGTTCCACGCCGGGCAGTGCCTGCAGATGATGGGAAGCGGGTTCCACCCCGCAGGGCCGTCAGGCCCGGTGCTTCAGTGCAGCAACTTCACCGCGCCGTCAGCCGGTCGCTCGACCTTGGCCTCCTGGCGCTGGATCAGGGGTATTCCGTAGTTCGCCGAGCGGCGGCCGCCGGCGGTGTCCATGGCCTTGATCGTCTGAATGGTCGCCGCGGCATTGGCCGGGATGGTGACCAGCGAAAGCTCGAAGATCTCCGTCTCGGTGAACCGGATACCGCCGCCTTCCATGTAGCTGTACTCCAGCGCCCGGAAGCCGATCGACACGCCGCGCACCAGCTTCTCCTTCACCGACTGCCAGGCCAGATCACAGAGGTCCTTCAAGGCGCCAGCAGTGGCGATCTTCGCCACGCTCGCCGTGAACGGGATGCCCTTGGCCGTCGGCTTGCCGAACTTCACGATGCCCACCGGGCTGTCGTGGCGGTGCTGCCACAGCAGCGGAAGCTCGGCCGCGAAATTTGCGCCCAGGGGCTCGACGACGTCGCCGTAGCGATCCGGCTCCGGCGTGGTCGCCCAGCCGGTGATGATCTGCTGGTCGTCGTCGTAGGACTTGACCTCCAACACGCTGTAGGCGCGATTCTCGGTGTTCATTCAGTTCCACCCAGGGTCATGAGGACGAGTTTCTTGTTGCTCTTCTCTTCGGCCACCGGAATGCTGATGCCAATGGCCATCAGCAGCGCGGTGATGTCGTCGATCTTGTCGGCGGACCGGCGCTTGTCCGGTGCCATGTTCAGGTTCACGTCTTTGCGAGCGACCAGGTTGGCCGCGCACCAGGCCAGAACAGGGTCGCCGTCGTGCACCAGCCGCTTGCCGATGTAGGCGCGCTCTAGCTCGACCATCGCGGGGTGGTAGGACTTCGTGCCCTGGATGAACTCAACCAGCGGAACCTCTGCCGCCACGAGCCGGCTGACCATCTCGGTCGCGTTCCAGCGGTCGAACGCCAGGGACTGCAGGTTGAATCGCTCGTGGACATCCAGGATGGCCTGCTCAATCACCGCGTAGTCGGTGACCTCGCCCTCCGTCTGCTCCAGCAGGCCGGCCGCTACCCAGCCCGCATACGGGACAGTGCCGCGCTCGGTGCGCTGCGCCACTGCCGATTCCGGCACCCAGCGGCGTCCCCAGGTGATGATCTTGTCATCCAAGCGCCAGACCAGCCGCAGCGATGCAAGGTCGCGAGTGCTGGCCAGGTCCAGCCCACCCCAGCAGGGAACGTCCTTCAGCGCGTCCAGATCGACAACGCCATGGCAGGCGTTCCACTTCGGTAGAAGGATGAAGCCGTTTGCCGCGGCGGCGGGCCGGTTCAGCCGCTTGATCTGGAACTCAGCGAGCTTCGAAGGCATCGCCTTCGCCTCGATCGACTCCTTCCTGATTGCCGCCAGCAGATGGGGGTTCACGTCCATCAACGGGTTGGCCTTGTGCCAGGCCTTCTCGTCGAAGTCCCCGTCCTGCTTGTCCACAGCGAAGAAGATGGCCAAGAAGTGGTCTGCGGCGTCGCCGAACACCCCTTCCAGCAGCTGCGTGGCGAACTGCCGAATCTCTGACCATGGACCAGGGTTCGCGTACCCCTCTGTGGTCGTGAACAACCACAGAGGATTCCGACGCGCGCCGGCCGCCGACTGCAACACGTTCAGCAGATCGGGGGTCTTGTGCGCATGTATCTCGTCGAGACCGACGTGGGACGGGTTAAGGCCGTCCTGTGTCGATGCCTTCGCGTTGATCGGTTTGAACGTCGCGCCGGTCTCGACCCGGCTGATCGCATTGGCCCAGCACTCCAGCCCGTAGGCCTCCCGCAGATCGGCCTTCTTCTCGGCCATCCGCTTGGCCACGTTGAAGATGATGCGCGCCTGGCTGCCAGTGGTAGCCGCGGAAATGACCTGCGCCCCCTCTTCCTCTTCACAGCATTCGCAGTAGAGCAAGACGGCAGCCGACAGCGTCGACTTCGCGTTCTTGCGCGCGACCGCGAACAGTGCGGACGTGAAGCGGCGGGTTCCATCGGGCTTGCGGAACCCGAACAGCTGAACCACGAACCAGACGTGCGACGGATGAAGCCGGATCTCCGGCGTCTCCCACTTGCCTTCCACGTGCGGGAGCAGTTCGATCCAGCTGCAGGCGTGATTGGCGTGATCGCGCGAGAAGGAGAACGGCGCCTCCTTCTTCTTTGCGCGCTTCAGATCGTCCAGGAACCGTTTCGCTGCCAGCTTGATCAGCCGGCCGAACCTCCCTCCCCTATCTGCCGCAGCCGCCTTCGCATACCCGATCGCGACATCGACGTAGTCATTTTCCGGCGGCGCGGGGCTTTCCGAGCGCGGCGAACGCGTTGCCCGGCTTTTCCGTGTCGCCATTCGGTTTCACCTTTCCCTGCGCCACTGGCGTCAGGCCGAAGTCGTTCATCAGTCCACGCAGCTGGGCAACCATCGATGCAACCGGGGCCTCGCCGGCGGCGTACAGCTGGACGGTCTTTCCATGAAGAGCGCAGAGCTGGCCGAGCGCCGACAGGCCGGCCTCGGTCAGGAGCTTGTTTGCGTGGAGGATTGGGGCTAGGCGTTCCCATTCCTTACGTGCGTGTGCGTTGGGCATCCAGTCCGGTGCCGGCGGCACATCGGACACCAGGGGGAGTTCGGCGGCGGCAGGCGCTTCGCGGTCAGGCCGGTCGGTTCCGGCCACCACCTTCAGCGCTGTCGGCTTGCGGGGGCGGGACATAGACGGGCCTCAAAAACTGAATTTTCTGAATTGACGGTGCAAAAAAACGACTGAGCGGCCGGTGTCCGAGGGGAACGCTTCGAACTTTTTCCCCTCCCCCCCTGGGCATTTGATGGGAATCAATCGCATTCATCGTTTCGAGAGGTACGGATGAGAACGATTCGCGCCTCGTGCCGCCTCTGCCTTGGTCTTGGTGCCGTGGCACTCGCAGCAGATCGCCTGCAGGTTGTCCAAGGCATCCGTGCCGCCTTCTGCCTGCGGCACAACGTGATCGACCTCTTCTGCCTGACGGATGCGACCGGCTGCACGGCATGGCTGACAGAGGTACAGGTCACGTGCCATCACCGCATCGCGCTTGCGACGCCACGGCCGGCCGCCTCGGCCTTTGCCGTAGTTCTCAGGGGCTGCTTGGGCGACGTGCACCGGCGCCAACTGAGGCGTCGGCCGGTGGCGATTCGGGAACCCTGGCATCAGCCGAGACTCTGCGACTGGTCGCGCTCGCCGGGCACCAGCTCACCGTCGAGGCTACGGGCTGGCTCTTCGTGCTCTTCCTCACCTTCAGCTGCCAGCGTCGCCAACAAGGCATCAACCTCCCCTTCGAGTCTGGCGGTGGCTTGGCGCTGCTCTTCCTGCTGCAACTCGATCCGACGCAGCCGGTCGTGCAGGCTCATCGCGTCACCTCGGCACGGTCTGCTGCGATGACGGCTTGGCTGGCACGGACGTGGTCGTCTGCGTCTCGGCCGACTTGAACAACAGCTCCCGCAACCTCTGCTCGTAGTTCGGCGTGCGCATCACGTTCGATGGTGCCGGCGACAGCTTGGGACAGGAGGCTGGTGCTGCAGGTGGCGAGGTCGTCGCGCAACTGGAGGTTGCCAGTGCGAAGGTCAGCCACAACAGCAGCAGGGACGGCCTCGGCCGCAGTGCGGTCTTCTTCATGCTTGGCTCCGATGGTGGCCAGCGCCTCGGCCTGGCTGTGCTCTACGGCACGGGTCTGGTTGATCTGCTCGACCTGGGCAGCGCTGGCGCCGGCCAGCTGGCGGGCGTCCACGGCCTTAGCCCGGTCACCGCGCCAAGCCCAGCCTGCGGCGAACATGCCAGCAGACCAGGCGACGAACAGCAGAAGGTAGATGGCGATTCGGTTCATTTCAGGCTCCCGGACCCTTGCGGGTCATGCCGAAGAAGTAGCCGATGACCATGCCGGTCGCGTTGTTCAAGCCGCCGATAAGCATGCCGAACGAATCCTTGTTCTCTGGAGGAATGGCCACTGCGATCAGGGCGGCCATGGCCATCCCAAGCAGGAACAGCACCAGCACGGCGATGCCGACGCGAGCGGCGCCGATGTTGCGGGTCGCGAAGGTCATGCGGCACCTGCCAGTGAATGAATTTCCTCCAGCGCCCAGTGGTAGAGCTGCTGGTCGATGATGGTCACGCGCGTGAGGCGCTTGCCTCGCACTTCCTTGATGGCCACCTGGGTAGACTGCTGAACTGCCAGCAGCACGAATGCGATTCGCTGCTTGGTCGGATCAGGCTCCTGCAGGACGGCGAGCGCATCGCTGACCATCTCGCGGATTGCTAGCAGTAGCTCCGCCGTAGGGCTTTTGGCTTTCTGACTCTCCAGCACCACCAGCACGCCCTGCAGCTGGTTGACCGGCGACAACTTGGCGCCCTTCTTCTTCGGCGTCATGCGGCCAGCGCCTTCAGCGCGCGGGCGTAGCGTGCCCTTCGGTCAGCCGCGCCGGTCTGCCCACCGTTGATTCGCTCGGTGATCTCATCGAAACGGCTGGCATCCGCCAGCTTGTTCAGGGATCGGGCATCCCAGAATGCTCCGGCGGCCAGGGCACCCCATTTCGGCTGCTCCAGTTCCTCGGGTTTGGCCTCAAAGTCAGGCACGCCCTTGATGCCCTTCGCCCGCAGAGCGTCGCGGATGGCCGCGTAGTTGGCCCGGCCGGTGTTCTGAATAGGACCACGGCCGCGAAACCGGTAGCCATCACCACTCGCCTCCGAGCCATTGCCCAGCCGGTTGGCATACGCGTTGTTGCCGATCGCAACCGGCTTCCGCTCCAGCGCGCGCGCCAGGTCGTTCGGCTTCCTCGGCTTGGCCTTAGGGTCAACGGCGTAGCGGCCCGGCCAGGTGTCGGCCATGCCCTGCGCACCGTAGTTCAGGTTCTCGACGGTCCGGGTCAGGCTCGCCGACTCGTGCCCGACTTGCGCCAGGAACGCTGCCACCCGCTTCGGGGTACTGATGCCGAACGCCGTGCAGGCGTCGGTCAGGGGCTGGGCCCATTGGGCAGCCACGGCCGCACTGCAGCCGACCGCCTGCTGGATTGTCGAGGCGGTCAGGATCATAGGATTCCAAAAGTAGAAAGCCCCGGTTATCCGGGGCTCGGGTGCAGCTCGCTAACCTCTGGGCGGGAAGGGGTCATTCCCGTAGGAACGCTCCTCTCGCCAAGTGCCTCCCGAGGTCTGGATTCTCACGCCGCTCGGCTTCCCGGTTCGCTCGTGATATCCGCGAGCAGCGGTCGTAGCGAAAGCGATGGCCTCTGCCTGAGTTCGATATGTCTGAACTGCCGAGGATTCTTCGCGTACGGTCCATCCGTTCGCGCCGGTTACCACATACCAGTATTTCCTTGCCATAAGGCCCCCTGCTGGTTGGTCAGGACCTTATAACTCAGGTATTCGGAGGCGTCCATCTGCCGACATTAGCCAATCTATAGGTAAATCTGCGGGGGCATCAACCCCGCACTTCCCATCGGCCCCAGCAGAGCGTAGATTCCGAACTGCCGCGTGACGCGGTAGGCCCTTTGGAAAGGGGCCGGGGTGGCCTTCCAGCTGCTCAATGGGAGTATGCCCAACCAGCCCCTCCACCCTCCAGAAACGGTCGAGCTCAGCTACGCGACGACGGCGGCGGAGGAGAGATTAGGCCAAGGGGAAAGCTACTTTCGAATTCGCCAATCTGGGTCGACACAGTGAGGCGACGTCGTAGCAACGCGACGATAAAGAAGGCCAGGATCGCTAACGCGGTCCCGGCGCCGGCGCTGGGACCGCAATGCCGGGATAACCGACATGCTCGAGTTCCAGCTTAAGGTTAAGGTGGACCTGGTCAAGCTGCTGAAGGCGTGCCTTCCGCTCTTGATCCTCCTGACCCAGTAGTGCCGAGGCCGGGCGCACCAGGCGCCCGGCCTCACCTTCAGGCAGCGGACCGATCCAACGCCCTTGCCATATGCCACGCAGCCTCTTGCTCTGCTTCGGTGAAGCGCTGCAGCATCCACTCGTAGACCGCGCGCCATCGCTCCCGGTAACTGGATTCGTCCCGGCCCAGCGCGGCCGCACGCCGGCGGTCGCTGACTGAGCCGAGCCCTGACCCGCCGCACACCCTGCACGGCACCAGCAGCTCCCCAATCATCGTCTGACCCCTGCCCTCGCAGGTCGCGCAGTGCGGCCGCTTGGCGATCTCGCTGATCACCGCTGCCGCCAGCGTCGGCAGCGACTCCAGGGTGCTGATGGGCCAGCACTGAGCCTTGATGCGGCCCAGCCGCTGCTGAGCTGCGTCACGGTTCGCCCGCTGCTCCGCGGTGGCCGCGCCGCCCCAGCCGATGCACACCTCGGCCAGGCCGAGATCCGTCCGGGCCTCAGCCAGCCGGCGCTGCTGCCGCTGCAGCTCCGGCGTAACCAGCGCGATGACCGCGTCCCGTAGCTTGTGCCGGCGCAGCGCGGCACCATCCGGCCACCAGCACGCCTCCAGCAGCTCCCGACCCAGCCCCGCCGGCACCATGCCCAGCGCCGCGGCAATGTCCTGGTTCGTCAGGTCGGGCTTCCCACCTCCCCGGCCGATGTCTAACTTCACCGTGCTCGGCCCCAGCCGCGCCATCGTCTCTCTTGGATTCATGCCCGTTCCCCTGTCGTTGAGTGACCGGCAGCCGCCGGCCCGCCCGTAATCCGCACCACCACCTGGCCGCCCGGCCGGCGCTCGCTGCTCACAACCGGGTGGCTGATGAACCGCTTGTCGTCGATGCCCAGCACCTGAGCGATGCCGTCCCGGTAAGCCTTGAACCGCCCCAGCATGTTGTCGTCGTCCGGCAGCGCCTTCCCCGGCGCCTGGTGGAAGCTCACCCACAGGTGCAGCTTCCCCGCCGGCAGCTGCAGCGCGCGCCAACCCGCCTCGTGCGCCAGCACCACCGCCGTCTGGCGGGCAAGCTTGGTGGCGCGAGCCTTCACGCGAAAGTGGACACGCGCGTTCGGCGACAGATCCTTGCTTGGCCAAGGCAGAACCAGCTCCAGCGCGCGGTCAGCCTGCATGGGCGGCCTCTTGCTGCTCGACCGCGTCTCTGAACGCGGCCCGCCACCGGAACGCCGTGGCCCGGCTGACCCCGAAGTCTGCACGCAACTGGGCGACCGAAGGGATGCGGTCCCCATACATGCGGACCATCCGCAGCGCGGCGGTCAGCGTCAGGTTCTGCCTGCCCCAGTCTGGCCATCCGGGCTCGCGGTTGTGGTGGTGATCGGCGGGTTGCTGGCTCATGGTTTCACCTCGGCCCAAGCGGCCATGGATGGTGCGTTTGACCGCGGGTCGATCACGGGGCGCATCAGCCGCTCGTGCAGCATCGAATGGAAATCGCTGGCGCCGACCCTGACCTTGATCCGCTGCATGGCCGACAGCAGCATCTGCGTCTCGCCTTGGGCATACCGCTCGGTGAACGCCCATGGATCTTCCGGACCGCCCCACGTCTTCGGGCGCTTACCCGTTGCCACGGAAACCCGACCGCCGTTGACCTCCAGCAGGCCCCAGCGCGCGGGCAGCTCGTCCACCTTGATCAGGCCCTTGGGTGCCATGAAGTAGCGGTAGAGGCCCAGTCCGCGCTCGGGGTTGGCCCGGAAGGGCTTCTTCCGGTCGGCCAGGAAGTCGGAACGGCTGACCTTGCACTCGACCAGCATCGTGCGACCCGTGTACCAGCCGATAGCGTCCGGGTTCTCGCCGTTGCCCGTGGCGGCGCACAGCTCCTCCAACACCACAGAGCAACCGGCGGTGTTCCGCAGCCACCGGCCGGCGATCTTCACCAGGTCGGCATGGGTGAGGCCCTGCCCGTCCATTACGGCACCTCCGGGCGAGCGGCGAGCATCGCGTCCCACACGGCGCGCTGCCGTCGGCCCGTCTGATCCTGGGAGGCGGCAGGGACTGATGCGTCCACCATCGCCTTGGTAGGCACCATCGGCACCAGCACGTAGCCCTCGGGCGGCGTGAGCGCGGCGGCGATGGCGTTGATCGCGGCCTGATCGTTCCTGTCGAGGTCAGCACCGCATCCAACGTGATAGGCGTCCTCGTGCAGACCGAGCTTTCGCAGCTCGGTGTCCAGCCGCTCCCGCGCCCGCTTCTCGATGGCGTCCATCAGCGCACCTCCGGCCGCGCGGCCAGCGCCGCTTCCCAAGCGTCTTGCATCTGGGGATCGTCGATGCAGCGCCGTTTGAGGACCCACGTCTCCATGAAGGCGATTTCCATCTCCTCCGGCAGCACCAAGGGCACCAGAACGAAGCCAGCCGGCGGAGTGGGCGAAGGCAGCTTCTCGCCCCGGAAGATGTCCGGCCGCAGATCCTCACGCCTCACTGCGCCGTCGGTGTATGCCTCCAACCTGGCGCACAGCCTCGCACCCGCTAGCTTGTGCCCGCGCGCCACCATGTACAGCGTCCGCATGGCGGTCCCTACCCGGGCAGCCATTCGACGGAGAACAACGCAGTTCGGCGTGCCTTTACCGCCCTGGGCGGTGCAGAACTCGATCAGGTTCATTGGGCCACCTCGGGACCGGCCGGCTCGGCCGCAAAGTGCGTGATCGCCGGGTTGTCACCCCGCCAGCTGCCGAACACTGGCCGCTTGCTCTCCGAGTCCCACAGCATCAGCCGCGTGCCGTCCTGCGGCGCCTCCGCGATGGGCCTCCAGAATGCGGGCGCGGTCACGCTGCACCTCCGAAATCGATCACACGCATCCATGCCAGGTTGTTGACGGCGCAGTAGCTGGGAACGCGAACAACCGCTCCGTCCAACTCCAGCTCCCTCATCTCTTTGAGCACGACCTTGGTCGGCTGCCCAATTCGTTTAGCGATGCTGCCGGTGTACATGACCTCGCGGCGGCGAGCCTCGGCATCGGTGAATGCCTTGTTGATCTCTTGGCGAATGCTCATGCTCGCTGCTCCCAGCTGGCCGTCAGACGCTGCACCTGCCCGCCGCGCGCCTCGAACTGCTCCACCGTCTCGGCCGGCCGCTGGCCGTCCTTCTCCTTGCCCCAGGCTTTCGCCGGGGCCAGGCCGGACAGCCGCTCCACCCGAGACCGGTTGATGGTCATCTTGTCCACGCGTGGGGCTTTCGGCTGTGCCCCGTTCCGCGCACGATAGGCGCGGCCACGCTCGATGCGTCGCTCGCGAAGCTCCTCCGCTGTCGCCTTGTGGAAGCGCATGCCCTGCCCGCTATAGCGATATGCGGCGGTGGCCCGGGCGCCGGTCTTCACCAGGTAGCCGCAGCTCACCAGCCACGTCAGCACATCACGGACACCATTGCGCTCCTTCGTCTTGTCGACGCCGGTCACGTCCATCAACTCGAACACCTGCTGGTGGCCGAGCGACTGGCCCTTCCGCGCTTCGAAAATGGTCCTGACCTCGTCGGACAGGCCTGTCGGCTTAGCCATTGGCGGTTCTCCTGAGATGGTTCACATAGGTCTGCTGCGCGATCAGTTCGTCGTCGGAGCAGTACAGTTCGTGGAAGGTTCTGGACCCGTCTTTCAGGCTCCAGCCGTAGACCTTGGACATCCATGCGAACGACCTCCCCTCCTGAGGGATGCGTTCGTGGTGCCACTGGCACATCGCGAAGCCGAAAGCATGGCCACGCCGGATGTTTCCTGACTTGCAGTGGTGGTAGTCGCAGCCGTAGACCACGAGGTGCTTGGGCAGAAGGTTCCGCGTGAACAGCAGCAGGCAGACCATGCACGGACCAGCCTTCGCCTTCCGGATCCGGCGTGCTTCTTCCTTCGTCGGCGGAGGTGCCTTCGACCACATCAGCGCGCGGCCTCGTCGGCCAGGCGCCAGCCGTGCTGCCAGGCTTCCGCCTTCTCGCTCAGCGGGCCGGCGCGGCGGTTGGTGCCGTCCTCGGTCTCGCATTCGATCCAGACCAGGTGCGGGTTGTCGCTCAGGCGCTGGCCGTTGAGTCGCGCGGAGTAACCGGCGTTGATCTCCTTGGCGAACCTGCTGCGCGTGCTGTAGTTGGTGAAGTCCATCAGCGCCTGTTCCTCGTCGTGCTGCGCCGTGCGGCGCTCAGTTCCTGGTCCCGCTTGTCCCACCCCGCCTGCCAGCGGCGCCGCCGCGTCACACCGTCCTGCCCCATCTCGTACCGCGGTGCCGATTCCCGGCTGCGGCATGCGTCGCGTGCCCAGCGGCCGGCCTGCTCCGCCTGGGCCAGCTCCGCTTCAGTCACCATCGAAGTTCAGCTCGGCCGCTGCCCGCTCCATCGCAGCGCGCGCCGACTCCCGGTCACGGACAGGTCGCACGCCGTGCTTTTCCTGCTCGATCGCCAGCACCGGTTCTGGCACCGGCTTCCCGTCGACCACGTGCTGGACAGCGCGCGTGTAGGCCTCCTCCAACATCCGGCGCTGCTGTGATCCGTGGTCGGCCGAGGCATAGACGTGCAGATCCAGCAGCGAGCGCACCAGCACCGTAAAGCCGCTCTGTGGCCGGCCCGGCGCCATCTCCCGCTCCACCGCCGCCATGACCGGAATGTCCAGGCACATCGTCAGGAACCTTGGCGGGTTCGGCGGCCACTCCCTACCCTCGGTCAGGCAGCAGGCCATGCCGCGCGCGTGCTGTGCCCGGCTGCGGCCCTTCAACACCTGGAACCACGTACCGGCGGCGATGGTCAGGCTGCCGTCCTTCTTGAACGGCGCCGCGCCGTTCTCGCGCTCCCACTTGCCCGGGAACATGGCCGTCATCTGCTTCCAGAACTCCCACAGATACGCCGACTGCGCCTCGCTCAGCGGTTCAGCTGACGACGGCAAACTCGGCGTCAACGACATCGCCTGGCTCGAACCCAGCGCCGCCACCGCGGCCACCGCCTCGGCGTTGGGCGTAGAACTGCTGTTCGAGCTGCTCGGTGCGGTCGGCAGAACCGTGGTGAGGGCTTGCATGGGTTGCTCCTGCGGATTGCTGGGCGACAGGGATCACGGGCAGCGCCAGGCCGGCGGCCATCGTCTGCTTCAGGGATTCGTTCGGGTCGTGGCCGGCGGCGATCAGGTCCAGCAGCTGCTGGCGGACCTGCAGCCAGCCCTGGACCGACAGAGGCCGGCGGATCGCGGCGCGGTGGCGGACGAACCGGGCCAGCTGCTCGCGGTCGACGCCGGTCGGCGTGCTGCCGAAACCGGCCAGCTCGCGGTCGACCTGCTCGGCGGTCAGCGCCAGCGGATCGGCCTCGCGCTCACACTCGCGGTGTGAGGGTTGCTCTTGGTTGCTTTTGGTTGCTCTTGGTTCGGGTGCAATAGCTGTTGCACCCTTTTCGACGCCGTTTTGCACCCTTTCCTGCGTCGTTTTGCACCCTTTCAAGGCCTGTTTTGCACCCTTTGCAAAGGGTGCAATTTCTGCACCCTTCATCCATTCAGGGTTGATCCGGTACTGGCGGGTACGGCCACCTTCACCGAACCCGCTGCGACGGCCACCGATGCCGGCGTTGACCAGCACCAGCCAGCCGGATTGCTCCATGCGGCGCAGCTGGTACTGCACCGAACGCTCCGACTGCCGGGTCTTCTCGGCCAGGCGAGCGATCGACGGGAAGATGTGCGTTCCGTCGTCGTGCGCGTGGTCGGCCAGCGCCAACGCCAGTAGCATCTCGCCGCCACCGTTCGGGTAGCGGTCGAAGACCATGCCTGTAACTCGTGCGCTCACGTCAGATCCCCAAGGCCAGGTTCTGCCCCGGCGCCACCGGCCACCAGGTGCACGCTGTGCGGCCACTGACCGCGCACGGCTTGTTGGGACCGCGCCAAACGCGGCCGGCCTTGATCAGCTCAGGCAGACGGCGGGCCAGCATGTAGCGATCCAGCCCGGTGGCCTGCGCCAGCTCATTGCTGGTCATGCCCGGATAGTCGGTAACCGCCTTGGCGCTCTGGTCGTGCTGGTGCGCCTGCAGGCCGCTCGCGACCACGTAGTGCGCTGCATCGTGGCTGGTGCTCAGGTCGCTGGAACGAGCCGGATGGTTCATTGCGCGTCCCTCGTAGCAGCGTTCGCCGCATGCTGAGCAAGCTCGGCAAAGATCTCCTGCAGGCGCGAGCAGTGCTGCGCGATCGTGCTGGCCTCGTTCGGCGTGATTCGCTGATCAGCCATCGCTTCGGCGATGACCTCGGCCAGGTCGCCCTTGGCGCCGGCGGCAGCAAGCAGCGCGCCGATCAGGCTGCCGCTGGTCCTGCCTTCCATCTTGCTCAGCGTGTAGCCGTGCTCGCCGGCCAAGGCGTGCAGGATTCGGAAGTCGCCGGTCACGCCCATCACCTCGCTGGCTTCGACCAGCGTCAGGTGGTGCGTGGAGTTGTTCGGATTGACCTTGTTCCGGAGCACCGCCGCTGACATGGCAATGCGAGGTGCCAGAGACTCGCTACCGCCTGGATAGGCATGCACGGTCTTGTGGGCTGCGTCGATGATGTTCATTCGGGGCTCTCGTGAACGTGGTTTCAGGCATTCGTGCGGCGCAACATGTGCGCCATGGACATCAACTACTCATGGATGGCAGGCGCCTACGGCGCCCGGAGCGCGTTCCCCGCGCTGCCGGAAATCAGCCGCATTGCCAACACCTCCCATTGCTGGAAGGCCCGTAGCCGGCGATGGATCGCCAGTCGTCGCTTCAGCGCGCGCATGTCAGGCAACCTCCAGGGGGGCGTATCGGTTCTCGTCGGGGTCGTGTGGCGCTGGCGGCGCCTGGGGCTGTTCCTGCACCCCCAGCAGCCGCTGGATCTGCGGCAGCGCAGGCAAGGCGCCCTCTTCCGCCCAGGACTCGACCTGCTCGGTCGGCAGCTGCAGTACCTTCGCCAGCTGTTTGTCCGTCGACAGGCCAAGCCGGGCGCGCAGCGCGCGCTTGCTCATGCGGCTGTCGATGAGTGCGGCCATCTCTTTCGAACGACTTGGCTGCTGCTCGTCAGCTGGCCAAATGTCAGGGCGGAGATCCGTAAGGCAGACCTGTCCGCCGCTGTTGACGTGGAGTTGTCGCACCAAGGCGCCGCCGAAGCGCTGGCCTTTGCTGAGCGCCTTGCGCAGGTAGCCGATGGTGGTTCCTGCACGGCGGGCGAAATCCGCTTGTTCGAGCGGCGAGAGGGTCTTCAGGTAGCTGCGCAAGGTCTCCATATGGAGCAAATTACCATATGGTAAAGCCAAGTCAATACCGTTTGGTAAATTACCCTTCGGTAACCGAAACTCCGAGGATGAAGACAGACCCGCCCACCGTGGCCACCCGCCGGCGCCGCCTGCGCGAATGGATCGATACCCGCCACGAAGGGAGCCAGGCCGCGTTCGTCGCTGCAACGGGGATCAACCAAGGAGAGCTGTCGCTTCTACTGAAGGACAAGTCGTTCGGGGAGAAGAAGGCCGCCGCCATTGAACTGGCTGCCGGAATGCCGACCGGCTACCTAAGCGGCGCCGAGGCAGCGGTTCAGGCCGTCTCATTGCCTGCGATACAGAGCGATTACGTTCGCGTCGAACAGATCGATGCGGAGGCGCAGATGGGGACGGTAGGCAGGATCAATGAGGACTTTCCCGAGGTCATCCGTGCGATGGACTTCGCGCCGACCTACATCCGGTCGGTTGTTGGCTTCCTGCCGCCACCTGGTCGGCTAAAGCTGGTCACCGGTGTGGGTGACTCGATGTCGCCCAAGATCAAGCCAGGCGAGATGGTGCTGGTGGATACCGGTTGCACCGAGTTCGTGGGCGACGGGTTATACCTGATCAATACCGGACAGGGGCAGCAGATCAAAGCCCTGCAGTCGCAGCCCGACGGTATCTGGGCGCGTAGCTACGACCCAGTGCTCTATCCCCCGTTCCGGCTCACCGATGATTCAATCATCGGTGGCCGCGTCTACCTGATTCAGCGCCTGGAGCGCGTCGCGTAAGCGACCGCGCCGGGGACTACTTCTCTCGCGTGAGACGGAGGTTGCCGTCCGAGGGAAGCAGTATCCTGTAGACCTGCCGATCCCCCGCAGCCACTGTTAGATTCTGCGATGTGGAGATGTTCGGGCAGAGGCCACCGCCCGTCTCAAGCTTCAGGAAGTACGAACCGGGCGCTACATGCAGTGTCGCCGCTTCGGACTGCCGGATGGACAGGATCTTCTCGTTGTTGAGCGAAATGTCGTGGGAGCAGCCGGACCCGCTGTAGCCTTTGTCTCTGGTTACGTAGATCTGAGCCGAGCGGTCAGCGGAGGCGGACAGGTAGTCTGCTTTGTACACCCGCTCGGCAGGCACCGCCCTGGCAGCGCCTTCGGGCACTGGAACCGTTGAGCACCCGGCCAGCACGACTGCCGCCAGAACCACTCCGTAGAATCCTCTGTGCATAGCTCCTCCGTGTCGTCGCTGACAGTCTAGCCGAACGGTCTATCCAGCTGATTGCTTAACTGGTTCATAAAAAAATTACCTTTCGGTATTGCACTTAAATTACTGTTTGGTAATCTGTCGCCAGCCGCCCATGAAGCCTCCCAGCAGAGGCAGGGCGCTGGAGACCAGCATGCGCACCGCAACCCGGCCCCTTTGGGCCAACCTCCGCCCCATCGCTGCCGCCTTCGCGGCCGCGTTCGGCGAGGCCTTCAGCAGCTGCGTAAGCAGCAGGAAGGCCTGAGCAATGGCCGCGTTCACCAGCACCAGCCGCGGCGCAGCCCGCGTCGAATCCCGGCCCCACGCCGGCACCGTCGTCGTCCAGGTCGGAGACTCCGCCCTGCTCAGCCTGACCTCGGCCGAGGCCCGCGAGCTGGCCGAACACCTGGCCGTCTGCGCCGACGCCATCGACGAAGGCGCGACGGAAGTCGCCACCATCGCCCGCTCCAAGCCGCTGGCGCTCCAGCAGGCGGTGGCCGCATGAGCGCCGTCATCCTCTACTTTCCCACCCGCCGCGTTCGTGCCGCCGCCGTCGCCGAGGCCGTCCGCCTGGCCGCGCTTCGCCTGGGCTTCCACCCGCATAACGCCGACTTCGCAGCGATCATCGCCCGCCGCGACTTCCTCGAAGGCCGCTGCAGCGCCGCACGCGGTATCAGCGACATGGTCGACGCCCTGAGCACCGCTATGCGCCTGATGCGCGCACAAGGCGATGCTGCATGAGCCGCCCAGTCGTCGATAGCTGCCGTGTGTTCGGTGGCAGAAGTCCCAAGACGGGCAAGCCTGTCGGTGAGCGCCACCGGTGGAACGGCGGAAGCTGGGGCAAGGGCCAGTGCGAGTTCTGCCACCGCACCCTGAGCGAAGTGCAGCGCAAGCCGGCGCTTCGCGCCAAAGAGGGGGCCGCATGACCGACCACGACTTCTTCGCCGCCATGGCCGTCGGCATCCCGCCCATCACCCCGCCAATCCGTATCGGCCTCGACCTGGCCGCCGGCACCGACACAACCGTCGTGGCCGAGGTCGCAGCCGACGGAACGATCACCCGAATGACCACCCTCCCGAAGGAACAGAGCAATGGATAAGCCCACCTACAGCTGGTCCTTCGACGAAGAGACCTACTACGGCCACCTCGGTTCGATCGATGAGGCCATGAAAGCCGCCTTTGATCGCGAAGTGCGCACTGCCGATGCCGGCGAACTGCGGCCCGGCGTGCACATCGGCGAAAGCGAGCCGTTCCATCCAGCCAGCCTCTTGGACGCCGACGCGTTCATTGACTGGGCGCAGACGCAGATGTACGACGAACTGGGCGAGGCGTCGGAAGACTTCCTGGGCTCGATCACCGCCGAGCAAAAGCAGGAACTGATCAACTTCCTGGCCGACTGGATCGGCCGCGCCGACGCCGGAAGCAGCTACTGGAAGATCGTCAACAGCTCGTTCCACCGCTTCGCCGACTACGGCCTGCGGCAGGAGGCCGAGTGATGCGCCACCTGGCCCTGCCCTTCTACTGCGCCGTCGTCGTCGGGCTGCTGCTGGCACTGCTCGCCCGCGCCATCTACACGGACGCCGGCTCGCTCCTCCCGCCCTTTGGTGCTGGCGTTGTCTTCTTCACCTGGTGCGGCGTGCGCGACCTGCGGCGCAACTGGCCCGCTTTCCGCGAGGAGATGCGGCAGCGCTCGGCAGAGAGAGCGCGCACACCGCTGCCCGCCGACGACACCCACTGATCCCCTGCCCTGCGCTCTCCCCCTGTAGCGCAGGGAACCCGCGCCGGCCGGGTTCCAACAGCCGGCAAACCATTCCACATCGAGATCTGCCATGACCACTTCTGTCGTTGTCGATTTCCACACCGAACCCGAGTTCCCCAAGCTGGACAACGGTGAGCGCCCGAGGATCGAACTGATCCGCGAACAGGTCGCCAGCTACGTCGAGGGCTACACCGTGGCCAAGGGGCACAAGCCAGCACGCATCGTTCTGCAGGCCCAGGACCTAATGCACTGCCAGCGGCGGGTCCGGGCTCGCATGCAGAAGCCTTATCGCGACCAGGCAAAGGCCGAGTGGCAAGAGCGTCGCAAAGCCGGGTCGAAAGAGCGCTGGCGCGACGCCAAGCCCGAGCCCGTTGCTCTGGATGGCATGACCTGGTGCGGCATCCCCATCGAAGGCGTCGGCTACAGCCGCCATCGCGCCGTCGATAAGCACTGACCCATGGCCAAGCCGGTCCAGATGGACATTTTCGACGACGACCCGGCGCGCGAGGCAGCCGCCTGGCGCGTGCAGGCGGAAGAGTCGCTGAGGCACTTCCAGTTCCCCGAATCGATCCGTCTGGAACGGCATGCCTACTACCTCGGCGTGGCCGAACAACTTGAAGCCAGGGCGCGCGGCGCGCGCTCCACCAACAGCAAGGACATGCAGGCATGAGCAACGACAACAAGACCGTGGAAGACGTGCGCAACCTGATCGTCTGCGATACGCAGTTCGGCTGGACCGGGTCCACCACTCTGCGGTTGCAGCAGATGCTTGCCCTCCAGGAACGCGGCTGGCTGGTTGAAGGCGCAGAGAACAACGAGTTCGACCTGACTGATGCCGGGCGCGAGGTTGTCGCCCGCGCCCTGCAGGCCGCAGTTCAGCCCACCTTGGCGGACGTGCAGCCCGGTGGGAGGGTGAGGCTGGAGGATCAGGCCGAGCGGGCGCGGTTTGAGGAGTGGCTCGCTACCCAGCACGACCAAGGCTCCGAACACGTCATGGCGAAGGTCAGCGACACAGATGATCGCTACCAGTCACCCGTCACTTCATCGATGTGGAGTGCATGGCAGGCAGCAAACGCCGCGCGTGAGGGTGGGCGCATCAATGGCTGGCGGGTGATCGACGGAGTGCGGGTGTACAGCGCCTATGCTCACGCCAGCATCTTGGATGACCAGCAGTACGTCCGGTACGAAGACTATCTCGCCGCCCTCTCCGCCCAGCCCTCCCCGGGTGGTCAGGTGGATTGAACTACGAGCGCATGTTCGTGGACGCCTGCGCCGCACTGGCTGAGGTTTCGCGAGAACTGGGCTGCGATCCGGAACAGGGTGGCGCTGAGCCGATCCTTGCGGCCATCGCCGAGCTGCGAGAAGCCCTCGCCGCCCGCCAGCCGGTAGGTATCAGCGCCGAATGGGTGCTTGGCTACCTCACCACGGACGCACCCGAGGAATCGCACGAAGCGATCCGCAATGCCTTCGCCGAATATGCCGCGCTGTCTGCCGCCCGCCAGCCGGTGGACAGCTGCACCGAATCGGAATGCAAGCGTTGCCGTGCCCATCCCGATCATAGCGGGAGTATGGAACACGCAGGTATCAGCGACTTCCGCCAGCCGGTGGGGGAGCCGGTGGCGTACCTGGACCTCGGCGCAGGCGGATACATGGACGTCGGCACCGACCTGAGCGACGAAGAGCTAGCGGTGCTGCCGAAGGGTCGCCACATGCTGGGAATCATCGGCACGTATGGCGTAGACGGCTACAAGCCCGCGCAGGCCGTGGACCTGGGCGAACTCCGCAAGATGCTGGACGGCTGGAAGAACAGCGACTACCCGTTCTCCTACGAGGGGCAGTGCGCACAGCGAGCGTTGGATGCGTGCGTCGCGGACCTTCAGGGCTGGATCGACAGCCAGGCGGCGGGCAATGGCTGAGCGCGAACAGTGCTGCCCGAAGTGCAAGGGCACCAGCGGTTACCGGTACTTTGAGACTGCCGCCACCGGCATGAGCGCCTATGGCTGGGGCATTGATGACGTTCCGGAAGCGGACGGCACCTATGGTCGCCATTATGGCCCGTCGCTCTACGAGTGCCTGGACTGCGGCCACAAACTGCGCGAGGCAACCGTGCTGGCGATTCGAGGGGTGGCCAATGGCTGACCAGCTGCTCACCGCTGCAATGGAGGAGGCCGAGCCGATCCGGTCGGCCTACTCCGATGGCCCTATTTGGAATGCCTTCGGCCTGACCCGCGCCGCATACCTGGTTGTTCCTCGCAGAACGCTTCAGTCCATGCCGTTGGAATGGCAGGAGCGCTTCGTCGCCCTGATGGCCGAGGCGTACGAGCGCCTTCCCGACTGCGCCTTTCCCGAGTACAGCGTGCTGCGCAAGGAAAACGGCCGATTCATCACTGACCCGTTCCGTGACTACCGCCACACCGGGCCGATTCCACCCAAGGAAAACCGCGATGAGCCTGATCAGCTCCGAGCCTTTGCCCGCTCGATCCTCGATCGCAAGCTCCGCGCCGGCTGGCGACGGGAGCAAATCCTGCGCATCGAGTACGAGGGGTTCACGGGACCGGCGCACGCCGGCTACCTGATCTCCGCCGGGAAGATCTCTGTGTGCCAGGAAAACCAGTACCTGATCCGCCACACGGACGCATGGGCAGTGACGTTCCGCATGGCCGACCTGCTGCGTGATGAACCAGCACCACCGCCGGCCGCGCCGGCCCAACTGGACCTGTTCGCATGACCGCTGTGAGCGACATGGCAGACGCCACCTACAGGTTGGACAACACACTATGTTGTCCACCCGCCCTTTACAGACCACAGGCCAACGCTGCGAAAAATGTCGGTCCATGCTGCCGCCGCTCGCTTCAGTACGTCGGCCATGTCCAAGACTTTTCCGTCAGCGAACACTCTCAGATCGGTGTATCTATCGCCGGTGTTTCGGTCAGAAGTGGCAAGCAGCTGAAGTACTGCTACCGGATGCGTTGTGAGCAGATCAGGAAAGCGATCACTTCTCGAGTGCTTGTAAGCATTGCTAATCGTCCTGCAGATGGCAAGCGATCTGTGCTTTTCCGCCACGCCCTTGGCCAGGACACTGAACACGTGGTCTTTGTCCCGAGTGGAGTGCTTGATGGTCACAGCGAGATAGCGGGCGATTTCATGCACCAGTTCAGGTCGTTCTTCCGACACCCATTGCCAGAACCAGTCCCCGATGTGCCAAGCCGTTACAGCAGCATTGATCGCGCGAAAGGTCCTGAACTCAGGTCGGCTGTCGAGCATGAGGGTCCGATCAAATTCATCGATCTCAAAGTTCAACTTCGACACAAGATCTTGCCAGGACTTCAGGTGAAACGTCTGACGACCATGTGGGGCAAGAAAAACGTCCGCGGCCATGAGCAGTCCCTGATCGGCTTGTGGATCAAATGCTACAGCCAAACTTGGTGCATTGAGTACGTAGATGCGCCCTATGAAGTAAACGGCTCATGGACTGGGCCGAATCAAGGCGCCGAGCAGCTGCGCGCGGCGCTGGCCAGGAACCGAGGGAAGACCGCATGACCGCACCACTGCCCATTTCCCCGGACACCGTTGTCGAGGCCACCAAGGCATCGTCGCCTGTCGCCGCGGTCGTCACCACCATGCGCCGCCTGGGTGCCGCCGGCGCGCCAATCTCCGCCGACCAGGTTCGCGAGTGGAGCGACACCCTCCTGCAGGAGCTGTACTCGCAACCGCCCGTGCGGTGGGAGTACCGCAACAAGAACGACGTGGGGCCCGGGTGCTGGGTGACTGCCACCGCTGAGCACTTCTATCACGCCGCCAAGCGCGGCTGGGTCGTGCGCGCTCTGTGGGAAACCCCGCGCGTCATCCAGCCGGAGCGCGACCACGCGTTCAAGGCAGGCGTGTGCATCAGGTGCGGCGATCCAGAGGACTGGGCCGGCCCCGATTGTTCCCCACTGGTCAAGAAGGTCGATCCGCGAACCCTGCTCCCGTTCGATCCGAAATGGCTGGTCGAGCCACTGGAGTGGCTCAGGGATGCGCCGGCCAACCTCAACGCCTACGACCGCCGCCACCGTGCAGCGCAAGCCGCCTTCCTCCTGGAAAAGCTCCAGGCCCACATCGAGGAGTGCAACAAGCCATGACCCAGGAACATATCAGCCACCCGGAAGGGTTGCCGAACTGCGCCGCCGGCCACCGCGCGCGCCACATCCACGACAAGCGCTGTGCGTCTGCCGGCGGTGGCCACTTGGTCGAGTGCGCATGCAGGTCGACCAGCAAGCATGCCGATCCCGACGCCGCCATTGCGGCGTGGCGTCGGCTCAACCGCCCCGCCCGCAGCGCGCGCCCCATTCCAGTCGAGGCACCTGCCGGCAACGTCCTGCAGTTCCAGCTCAGCCTTGCCGAACGCACATCCAAGACTCACCGCATCGGAGGTCATCATGGGCGCGGCTGAAAGACTGGAAGAGCTGCTATCGCTTGATCGCGTGCGCCAGATGACCGGTATGGGCACCACCTTCATCTACGGCGAGATCAAAGCTGGCCGATTCCCGCGCTCTATCCGCATCGGCCGTCGCGCACTCTGGATACAATCCGAGGTGCAAGGCTGGGTTCGGCAGCAGATCGCGCAGAACCGACCTTTGCAGGTGGATGGGTAA